CCTCGTCACGCGACAGGGCCGCGTACCACTGGAGCCCGTTGCAGGTGCCGTCCAAGTGGACCGGCAGGTGAGCCGCCGCCTCGTCGTCCATCATGGCGATGCACGCCGCCAAGAACTGCCACGGCTTCTTCGCACCCGTCCACCACGTAAAGTCCAGCGGGTCAGCAGCCGACATCGCCACCTGCTTCACATGGTCCATCACCCACTGGACACGCTCATCAAAGGGCAGTTTGTCCACCCCCCCACGCTTCCAGCAGTTCGCCGCGTGAATGGCGATCCACCGCTTCGACTCGGCATCGGACGAATCCACCCCGCGCCCGCACTCCAGCATCGCCCGCGTCATGTCCGAAGTCTGGTGGTGCAGGTGGGCCGGGAGCGGGCTGATCCGCGAACGGAAGTCGAGCTGGTGCGGCAGCCAGAACTTATCGTACTTGCCCAGCATGTCCAGCACGCCGAGCCGGGTCAGCAGCACCTCGCGGTCGGCACGGTTGCGGCGGCACTGAGCCAGATAGTCACGCACCGCGCGGCGGTACGTCCGCCTCTGCTCGGGGTCAACCGCGTCCCACTTCCCCTCCCGCGTGGTGGCGTTGGCGAGGAACCCAGCCGGGCGCGTCGGAGGCTCGGGGTCGTTCTCGGGCGGGATGTTGAAGATCGTGTTCTTGCTCTCACGCGCGGCCTGCACCAGTTCCACGATGCGGCGGTTGGCCCGCCACGGCGAAGCCTGGGCCGCGTGGAAACAGTCGAAGAATTCCGACAGGTCCGCCGACTTGATCGCGTCCTTGTGCGTGCGGGTAATGTTCGACACCAGCGGCGTGCGGATACTGATGTACCCACCCTGTTCCTCGTTGCTCCACTTGTACGGCGGCATGAGCATCGGCAGGTAGCGCGGGCGAAGGGCCTGACGGGCGCGGTGCCCGTCGTTGACCATCGCCACGCCGGCGGGCGTCATCCGGCACAGCAGTTTCGTCTTGGGCCTGCCCGCCCAGTCACGCTCGGCCACGCGCTCGATGGCGAACGCGGGCTTGAAGGGCCTGTCCGGCTTGTCACAGTGCGCGTTGTTGACCAGCAGGGCGTAGAGGATCGAGCCGAGCTGGATGCTTGCCACCTGATCCCAGTAGAGTTCGTCGAGGTTCTTGCGGGACCACCACCGGACAAGGTTGGGGCTGATCTTCTCGCGGTCGCGGAACATCGCCCGCCACGCCTCTTTGTCGGCCTTCTTGAGCGACACGGCCAGCAGGTGCGAGAGGCACGTCGAGCCGATGGCGTAGTAGAGCTGGCGGGCGGTGGTGCGGTAGGTCGCCAGCAGTTTGGACATGGCGACCTGCATGGTGACGACGGCGGCCTGTTCCGCGTCGATCATCAGCAGGGGCGGACCCCAGACCATCACCCCGTCGCCGGTGATGTTGTCGTCCTTGAGTTTGTGCTGGGTTTCGCGGATGGCGCGGACGAGCGGGTCGCACCAGTAGAGCAGCATGCGTTCGGCGGCCTTGGTGCTGGCCCCTTCGCCGCGTTCGATGGCGTCCTGCACCGCGCGTCGGTAGTCCGCGATGCCGTCGCGGATGGCCTGTTGTTCGAGCGAGATTTGGTCGTCGATGAGCGTGTCAGCGAACAGCCGTTCCGTGGCTAGTGCCTTCATCCTTGTTCTCCTGTGTCTGGGTGCGTCGAGCGTACTCCCTCTCCACCGCGTCCCGCAGCGCGGGCCAGTCCTGCCAGCGGATGACGATGCAATCGTCCTTGGTGAACAACGAGCGTTGTCGGACCATGAACGAGCCGTTGCCCGTGTCGAGTACGTTGGTCCTCAGCATCCCCGACTGGTGCTTGTAGATGCTCACTTCCCCTCCTTCGCCCACTTCGGCCCTTCGCGCAGCACGCGCTCCGCGTCCCACGGGTACATACCCAGCGGGGTCATGGTGTACGCCCGCTCCTCGCTCATCCACCAGTCGTAGATGCCCAGCGACTTGAGGGCTTTGGTGAAGTCCTCGCGGTCCACGCCCATGTGGAGGTGCTTGCCGTACACCTGCTCGTAGATGCGGACCCCGTGCTTGGCGAGCAGCGGGTAGTCCGGGCTGGAGAGGACGACGCTGGGGGTCACTTCTTCCCCTCCTTGTCCTTAATCGCCTTGTCGATGGCGTCGCGGATGGCGGGCCAGTCGGCGCGGTCGATGATGACGCGCTCCCAGTCGGCGGCTCGCTGGCGAATGCAAATCGTGCGCCAACTGGGCCACCAATCAACGAACGTGAATTTGTCTTCGGACGCATAGATCGCCATGTTCCACTCCTGTTCAATCTGCCTGTGGCTTTTCACGCCACGGGCGGGGTTTGTGAAAACGGTCGGTCGGTTCAGCGGCTCGCATTGATGAGGAGCCTGAACCACGCCTCGTCGGTTTCGGCAATAGCCGTGTTGCGGGACAGGATGCCAGCGAACATCAGCATGGCGTGGTGCGCTGGGATGACGGCGCACAAGCCCTCCTCCGACTCCGATGGCTTCCATGCGTCGGCACCGTCCTCGTCGTCCTCGACGGACAGGCCATCAAGGTCGATCGTCCAGAATCCGCCGGTTGGGTCGTCGTCGTCTTCGGGGTGCTCGTACCCCAAGCCCGGAGGCCAGAGGTCTTTGGGCAGGTGGATGACGGCTTGGTACAGGGCTTTGTTGTTCATCGTGTTCTCCTGTGCTTTCGATCCAAAGGACCAGGCGGGGTTTAGCCCGCCCAGTCCTGCCGGTTGCAGCCACCGGCTAGGGCTTTGCCCGCTTCACCCACGGGCCGTGAGGGGCCTTCGTGTCACGGTGCGGTGGCGTGCCGCCCAGGCCCCAGGTCGCGTTCGCCACGCCGCTAGACCGCGTTCTGCCCGAGGACGCCGCGCGCCTGACGCTCCTGAGCGCGGGCATGCAGGATGGCGATGGCCTCCGCGATGAGGCTCATCGCCTGCGTGTTGGCAAGGTGGACGTACTTCGATTGCTGGAAGGACTCAAGCCGCTGGTAGGCCGCAACCAGCGCGTCCTCGACGAACGCGCCGTTGGCGGGTTTCATCGCCCCGTCCGGGTGCGTGCCTCGCGGCCCGTCCTGCCACGCGATGCACATGCCCGGACCGTGGGCGTAGCCGCCCGCCGGGTTGCCGTCGGCGTCGGTGTAGTTGCGGGAGCGGACCATGTTGGACTGCCCCATCCTGCGCTGCGCCTGCGGGGGCACGCTGTCAACGAGTTGGACAACTTCCTTGCTCATGTCGATTCACTTTCTGCGGCTGAGCCGCGTTGATTGTGCCCGGTTTGACGTACCGGGCGTTGAAGGCGCTCTAGTAATCGGCCCTCACGCTCCGCCTCAACCCTTGCGGTCAACGAGCGGAAGTGTTGATGATCGGTCCACGCCGCTAGTTTTTCGCGTCCATCAGCGCGGGGTTGCGGCTAGACCACGCTGCTCCGGAGTCTGTGACACCGACCCATGCCTTGCCCCACGGAAGTTTCTTTCGCCCGGTGATTGTCCCAACGATCCCGCGTGAGCAAACGGCCCGTGAGCCGACGATGCTTCGCGTCAGCCCCAGAACCCGGTCGGCCCAGAGAGGTACTAGCCTCCACCACCACGGCAGATTCTTCATGCCTTCCCCTTCGAGTCCATCTCCGCCGCGTTCCGCTCCGCTGCGGCGTAGGCGGCGGCGCGGGAGAGGTAGAGTTCATCAATGTCGATCCAAGTGTCGTCGTTGTTCTTCTCGCGGGCCACCCAGTAGTCGCCGCTGGTGTCGTCCACAGCAGAGATAAACAAAGCCCTGCATTCGTATCTCGATGTCTCGCAGCCAACCACGCGGTACAGCACGCTGTCCGTCGTCAGATCCGCGAGGCTCGCCCCGCACGCCAACTTCACGTCACCGAGTCTCATTGCTGGCCTCCTTGTTCCTCGAACACGATCCCGCACACTAACACGCACGCGGTTACTGTGCGGCCTCCTTGTTCCTCGCCGCTTCGGCGGCTTCGCGGGTGGAGTAGCAGTCGCTCAGCAGAGGGGTCTTCTTGTAATCCCAGTCCCACGTCTTCGCGCGCCAGATCATTTTGCAGTCTTTCCACGGATACAGCTCACCGAGTATTGGGTGATAGACGGCATCGTTGATGACTATGCACCGATCCGCCGTGATCGGCAAAGGCCGTGGCACCTTCACAACCTCGCCCTTCTCGTCGATCAACCCCGCCGCCCTCGCGTCGGATTCGATCTTGCGGAGGCGATCGAGCTCGGTGATCTCGATCGTCATCCAACCGGGCGCTTGCATCGCAGGCTTGGGATACTCGTCACTCGTCATGGGTTGCTCCTTGCTCTCCGCCACGCGGAGTTGGTCGGGGGTCATGGTTCCTCCAAGATGATGGGTCCAAACACCAGGATCAGAATCACCACCAGCAGCGAGGTAGCGAACGCCTCGGCGTTGTCCTTGCTGACATACAGCGCGACGAGGCCGGCCAGCAGCACGACAAAGGCCGCTCCGGCAATCAACAGCCGACTGTTCCTGCTGAGTCGCATCATGCGTTCTCCTTCTTGATGGGCTTGATCGGATAGATGAACCGGCTGTTCGGGTCTTCGATGATCTTGAACGCGCTTCTTGCATGACGGTCGCCATTAGCCGCAGCCAGCGTGATCGCGTGGTACATGTCGCTCATCCATTTAGCCGCGTCGTGCTTGTCGGGGTCGGGCAAGCCATCGGCGTCGTTCCACTCCCTAAGCCGGTGGTAGAGTTCCCAGAACGGAGAGAGCTTGCCGGGCAGCTTTCCGAGTGGTGGCTTGTCGCTCATGCGGTCTCCTTCCCTGAAATGTACAAGATGATCCTGTTGATCGCGTCGATTCGATTCTCGCCGGTCCTGACGATTGAGCATCCCCTGTCCAGGCACAGCCACTCAACGGTCCACGGATGACAGCCACCAATCTTGTACGAGACCACCAGAATGCCGCTGGACGCAAGTACGCTCTCTGCGAAGTGGCACAACAACTTGGCGGCAACGTTCGGAGAGATCGCGGCAAGTTCGTCTTGGTCTCCGTGCCCCGGAGCGTACCACACCTTGTTTTCCTGACGCATATTGACCAACCAATACACGTACCTCGTGGGCCATTTGCTCACCATCTCGTAGAGCGATTCGGCGGTCATGCGGGCTCCTTCACGGTTGCGAGGCGGCGGGTGGTGAGGTTCACTTGGTCGGGCCGAATGTCGATGCCGATGCCGACGCGGCCCAGGCGTTTGGCGACGGCGAGCGTGGTGCCCGATCCGGCGTGCGGGTCCAGCACCGTCCCGCCCGGCGGGCAGAACGAGCGGATGAAGAACTCCGCCAGCGACTCGGGGAACGGTGCCTCGTTCTCGTGGGCGAGGTCGCTGCCCATGTGCCCGCCCCCGCCGTGGCAGCTGATGACGTTGCCGGGGTTCGCCTTCTCGGGTGCTACGTAGCCCTGCCTGACCTTCGTTCCGTCCCTCATCGTCTTGGTGTGGATCAGGTTGCACCGCCGACCGTTCGGAAGCCGATGGCTCGGCTCACCACCCGGCGCGTACTTCGGCGGGTGCCCCATCGCCGTGTTGTCCGACCACGGCAGCCGCCCGTGGCTGGCGCACACGATGAACTCGTAGTCGTTGCGGAGCCATTCGGGTCCGCCAGAGCCGGGAATCCCCACCCGCTTGTAGATCGGGGGCTTGCGCAGCCGCACACCCGCGCGGTGCAGGTCGGCCATCAGCAGGGCGGGCGTGGCCGTCCACCGAAACTGCTTGGTGCGGCCCTCGATCACCCACGCCACCAGACCACGGCACACCCGCAGGCACTCCATGTAGCGGGGGATGCACCAGTCCACCCACGCCTGCCCACGGTGGTCGAAGCCGATGTCGTAGTCGCGTGCGTCCTCGTAGGGCGGCGAGGTGAACACAAGGTCCACGCTCTTGTCGGGCATGGAACGCAGGACTTCGAGGTTGTCGCCAAGGTGAATCACGCTTGCTCCTTGATCGCGTCCACCGCCCCAATCCCATCACACACCGATGCGTACCTCACGCCCCACCTCCCCCACCATCCACTCTGCGGGCTGGCAGACGATCCGCCAGCGTCCGCAGCCATTCCAGCGGCACCGTCACCATCCACGCCGAGCGGTTCCGCTTGTGCAGGACGATCGGCACCTCGCCGTGCCCGGACTCACGCACCGACTGCGCCATCGCCTCGTAGACGTTCAGACGCTCCACGCCCTTGACCTCGACGTGAACACCGGCCCAACCGATCACGTCGGGCGAGCCGGGTCCGCCCTGGTACTGCACGCCGCGCCGGCACGGCACGCCCAGCACCTCGCTCAACGCGGCGGCAGCCTCACGCTCAACACGCTTGCCCTTCTGGCGGGAGTTCACTCCCCACCCCCGCGCTTGCTCGGCTTCACGACCTTGAAGGGCACCAGCCGGTAGATGACCCGCGTGTGTTGGCGATTGAAGGTTTCCAGTTTGCGCTCAGCCTGCGCCAGCGTCATGCGGTCAACGTACGTCGCCACTGTGGTTGGGCAGGTGTTACTTATCCGAACGTCCGGCCCGTACACGCACTGGCGCTCGCCCTCGTACCCCACCACAAACTCCTTCTTGCCACGCTTCGCCATCTTGATGCTCCTTGTGTTTGCTGTCGTCACGCGCCACCTCCCGCCTTCGGCCACCGGCTCTCGGGCAACTCGCGGATCTCCGCGTAGGCGATGCGGGTGGGGATGTTGGGGAAGAAGTCGCCCAGCCAGTCCTTCGCCTGCTTCGCGTCCTCTGGATTCACGTACAGCGAGCCGTTCGTCGCGTGCTTCGGCAGCCCGTCAAGCGCAGCCGACCCAAGCATGGCAAACTGCTTCTCGCCCTCGCCAACCACCACAACCCAGCCGTGTGCAAGCCTGCTCACTCCCCACCCCCCTTCACCGGCGGCACGAGCCCGGCTTTCAGCAGCGCCACCTCGGCGGTCAACCGCTCGATCTCGGCAACGCGGGCCGTCTGGTCAAGAATGTTGATCGACCGCTCCCTCGCCGCGATCTCCCGCTGGCGGTTGGCCTCCTCGTGCAGTTCGCGGATGGTGGCGAGGGCGGATTGCTCCGCCGTCCGGCACTGGTTCTCGTACCAGCCGGGTGTCAGATTGCAGAGCAGATGAAACACGCTCTGCCACGCCTTCGCGCAATCGCTGATCGCGCCACGGTCGGGCGGGTTGTCCTTGGGCAGCGGAGCCACCGGCGGCACGCGGAGAACGCGGATGTCGCGGATGCCGACGTTCTTCGTGGCTTGCAGGTCTCGCTTGTGCATCTCCTCGCTGAGCGTCACATCTGCGTGCAGCACCCAGTCGCGCAACTTCTCGCTCCACCACCACCCCACCGCCAGCCACGCCCCCGTCATGTCCGGCGGGTCGTTGTTGGGCACGCTCTCGACGTGTTCGGCTTGCTGCTCGTTCATGCCTTCGCTCCTCTCCGCCCCGATCCTGCGGGCGTGTGCTGGTTGCCCTTACCACGCCGCCGACGACGGCCCACAAGCGGGCGACGCGAGTACACGTAGATGAAGTTCCCGTCGCGGATGCGGCGGTACTCGGACTCGTCGATGGCCTGAATGCATTGCGCGGCCGAATCAGCGAACCACGTTGATACCTGGTATCTCATGCCTTCGCTCCTTCGGTGGTGGGCTTGTTCGAAGATCGACGTGCCGAGGTCCGACCAGTCGATGACTTCGGCGGCGGCGCGGTGAGGCTGGGGTCGTCCGACTGCACGCCCGCCTCCAGCATCTCGCCCATCGCTTCGAGAGTGAACTGCCCGAACGCCTCGGTGATCTCGCGGGAGGTGCCCTCCATCTCGATGATCATCCCGCGCAGACGGAACGTCGCTTTTCCCATGCGTCACCTCCGGCCAGCAGATCGGCTGGCCCGTTCTCCTGTCACTCGCCACACGCGGGCAACGCGCCCGCTGGTACGCCTGTAGAACCTACGTGTTTCCATGCGGGCTCGCTTCTCGCCCGCGATCTGCTCAGCCGTCGCCGGTCCCAGCACCTTCCACCGGGACTTTGGACCATCAATCCCCGTGAACAGACCACGCCAGAACCACCGCTTGCGACGCTTCAAGAACCGCTCATCGCACACCAGTTCCATCCACTGAATCCACATCCGCCGCCACGACCACCGCCTCGCAACCTTCGACCCAGCCCAGCGGATGCCGTAGTACTTGCGCCGAATCTCCTCCTGCTCCTTGGCGAAAGGCTGCGAGTCGTAGTGGTCAAATATCTGCTGCGTGTAGTGAATCGAATCCGCATCGGGCACGCGCCAGAGCAGCCAGGAACGCCGCCTCAGAAGCCGACGAATGATTCTGGCTTCGCGGTGGCCGTCCCGCGCACAAAACAGCAGGTCGTAGCCGAACGGGGCAATCGCCACCTCAACCGCCCGCAGCCAACGAGGAACCTGCTTGGGCCTCGCGTACAGCATCTCGCTGGTGATCTCACGATGGCTCACGACTTTCCCCCATCCTCCGGCATCGCCCGGAAGTCCGCGTCGCAACCCTGCACGGGATCAGCCTTCCGAACAAACAGGTCGCGATTCTTCCGCCGACCGTGCTTCTTCTTATCCGCGATCGCCTGAGCCTTGTACTCCTTCAACCGCTCACGCCAGCCAGGAGTCCGCTCACGACGACGCACCATGTCCAGCAGCCGCTCACGCAAGTAGCACCGACGGCCTGCGATGATCGACGGGGCCAACTCACCCGAAGCCACCAGCGTCCGCATCGTGCCCAAGCATCGACGGTTGATCTTCTCCTGCTCGGCGGGGTCCGACACCCGCTTCCACAGGCCAAGGAACGCCGCAGCCTGCAACTCCGTCATCACGTCCGGCGCCGGGACCGGGGGGTCCATCAGCAGCCACGAAACCGGCGTCACATGCACGTTTTGAACCTGCTCGCTCACGATTGGCCCTCCATAGCAGCCCTCACCGCTTCCTCGGACACCATCAGCCGCTCCCACAGCGGCATCTTCCGGCCAGCACACACCGCCCGGTGACGCTCGCTCTCCGCCTCGCAGTCCAGCCTGCCAGCCCGCAGGTGGTAGTACTTCCACCGATACCCCCGGCGCGGCCACCAGTGCGGGTACTCCATGCACCACGGCTCAACCGGCCCGACACGCCGGCAAGCGTCCAGCACGACCGAGTGCGACACCACGCTCTTGGGCCGGTTCATGCACACCGAGATAATCTCGGGCGTGGACAGGCCCGGCCCGTGGACGCTCACCCGCCACGCCCGCATCATGGCGAGGAACCGCCACCGCTTCGCCACCAGAGCGGGCATACGCGACATGCGGATGTTCTCGTTCACCGCGAACATCACCCGCACATCAACGCCCATCCGCACCTCGCAGTAGCGACGCACGCGGTACGCAAGAACCGGCGCGACAAAGTGCGCGACCCACGCGGCATGAGGCACACGCTTCGGGGTAGTGGCGATCATTCCCACGACCCCCTCTCGTCCTGATTCGGGGCGCGGAACTTCATCTTCTTCATGTCGAACGACAGGTCAATCGACCCGTTCGGCCCGTACTTGTTCTTCAACACCGACACCTCGCACCGACGCTGCCGGTGCGTCCAGCGCATCGCCTCAAGGCTGTCGTCCAGCACCTCCCGCTGGTGGGGCCGGTACACCGACACGATCATGTCCGAGTACTGCTCAATCGCCGATGACCCCAGCCCGTCAGCCAGCGACGGGCGGCGGTTCTCCTTGCTCGCCTGCTTGTCGAGCTGGCTCACCGAGATCACCAGCCAGCCCAGATCGCGCGCGATCCGCTGCATCCACCGCATCGACTCGGTAATGCGCGGGGTGAGTTCTTGGAACACGCCCCAGCCCGGAAGGTTCTGGATGTAATCGACCACCGCCACGCCCGGACGGCCCTTGAGCCCGACCGCCTGGCACTCGCGGAAGATGCCCGGCGCGTCCAGCGAACGGTCCACGACCCCGAAGTCCATCGTCGCGTGCTGCTGGATTGCCTTCGTCAACGCCGCCGACTCAATCTCGTCCGGCTGCCGGCCCTGATTGATCCAACTGTGAACGCTCAGGCCCGTGGACAGCGACAGCATGGTTGCCGCGATGCGGGTCGCGTTCTGTTCGTAACTGAACACCCTGACCGGGAGCCCGCGCGCCGCCAGTTGCTCGCTGACGTTCAGCGTCAGGGTGGTCTTGCCAGACGCGGGGTAGCCGAAGATCGACACCAGCCCGGTCTTGGGCAGACCCACAAACTCGCGGTCGAACAGGTCCAGCCCGGTCGGCACGCACTGGGCCTCGCGGCGTTCGAGCATGTCCATCAGGCCACGCTCGGCGGCGGCCAACTGGATCGAGTCGTCCCGCGCTTCGGCCCGACCGGCCTTGCCGATCTCGTCCATGACGCGGGTAATCGTGTCGTCCCCGTCGCCAGCCTTGGACAACTGCCACGCGGCGGACTGGCAGGCCCGCATCAGCCGACGCAAACGCCACTTCTCGTTGACGATCTTGGCGTAAGAGTTCCACGTGCGCCATGTCGGGACCGACTCGGCACACTTCGCCGCCAGAGACAGCATCGCGTCCGCGTCCTCGCCGGGCCGCAGGGCCGACTTGAGCAGGGCCATATCAACCGAACCATGCTCGACCCAGCAGATGCCGATGGCATCCCACAGGCGGGAGTGGCGCGGTTCGTGGAACCGCTCGTGGTCCACCTCGGACCAGACGATGCCCAGAGTGTCCTTGTCAGTCGTCAGCATCGCGCATCCGATCAGGCACATCTCGGCTTCAAGCGAACACGGCTCGTCTAGAGCCTCGTTTCGCCGATTCATCCAACACCCCACGCGCCCTTAGCCACACTGGCACCGCCAACAGGCGCGACACCACGCCGCTCGGCATCGTCCTGAGAACGCTTCAGCCACCCATCAAGGAACCGCCGGTAGTTCTCCTTCTTGCCACGCTCCGGCTCGCGCTTGACCCACAAGGCCGCACTCAACATTTCCCGCTCGATCCGAACCAGCGGGTACGCCTTCCGCCACATGCTCAGCACCGACTCGTTCACGCCCACCCAGCAAGAGTTTGAGTCGTCAAACTGGATGCCGTACTGTGGCGAACCCCACAGCCCACCACGCGGCCACAAAGACCTCTTCGCCCGAACCGGCTTGTCGATGTTGGTGGTCTTTCCGTCGTACCCGTACACCGTCACCGTGCCCTTGCCGATCACCACCCAGCCCACCGACTTCTCCGACGCGGCCCGGCACAGGCCAGGGCACATGACCCGTGCGTCCACCGCGTCAGCATCCAGCGCAAGCACGCCGCCCTCACACCGCTCCGCAGCAGTCCACAGCATCACCATCGAGCCGATGGCGTGCGGGACCGTCACCCCGGCACCCGACGCGAGCGCCATGAACCTCGCGTCCATCCCGAACTTGTCACGGTGCCGATACCACGACATGCCTGCCTCCTTCTCTCGGGCCTGGGGTCAGAACGGAACGTCGTCATCGCCCGCTTGGCTGTCCGCGCTGGGCCTCGGCGGTCGCTTCGCGGTCAGCACCGACGGCCTCGGCTCGGGCTCGGGGGCCGGCGCGTCGTCGCCACGGGGCAGCAGCAGCATGGACTGCTGGACGTTGATGACCACCTTGCTCCGCTTGGTGCCGTCCTTGGCCTCCCACGATTCAGACTGGAGGTGCCCGGACAAGAACACGCAGTCGCCTTTCTTCGCCGCCGTCAGGTCCGCGTGCAACCCGCCCCACGCCTTGCAGTCGATGTACGACGGCGATTCCTTCCACTCGCCGGTGGCGGCTTTCCACTGGCGGTTGACGACCACCGTGAACTGAGTGAGCGACTTGTCGCCCACCTGCTTGACCTCGGGGTCGCGGGCCAGACGACCCGCCACCTTGCACTCGTTGATGTTCACGCTCATGCGTTCTCCTTGTTCGGGGTGATCTCGATCACCCGCTTGCCCTCGGCCTTGAGCTGCTTCACCGTCGCGGTCGCCTTCTCGTAGTTGTCGCTCACCTCGTTCAGACCGGCAAACACCGCCACGGCCTTCGCGGCGGTCTTGAGCTTGTCCCGGTCCTTCGCGGATGAGGTCAGGCCCGTCCAGTCGCACAGCGTCGCCGCAAACTCAGCACGGGCCTTGGTCGCCGCGTCCGCCTCGGGCTTCACGGGAGTCTCACGCCGGACAGGCTGGGGCTGGGGCTGCGGCTGGCTCGCCGCGTTCCCGTCGTCGTCCTCGTCCGACGCGATGCCGCACATCGCCGCCAGCGCGTACCGCTTCGCGTAGGTGATCGCCGAACCCGCGCCCTGCGGGTCCATCTTCGTCGGCTTGAACATCAGCGTGGACGCGATGAACTCGCCGCTTGCGTGGATCAGGTACGTCGTCACGCCCACCTGCTCGGGCTCGCACACCGCGTTCTGAACCACCGCGATGCCGTGCTTGCTCAGCACCGGACGAACCGCGTCCAGCACCGCACGCAGGTCCGCGTACCGGCTCTTGAAGTACGGGTTGTCGCGGTTGATCGCCGCGTGGTTCATCTCGCCCTGGGCAGCGGCCAACGCCTTGCCCAACTGCCCCAACGCTCCGCTCGTCGTCACGCTCACTGTTGTTCTCCCTGACATGCGACCCGACAATCGCACACGTAGCAGCCAACCGGGTCGGGGTTGTGCGGCCAGAATCCAGCCTCAGCCATGCGGACACGCTCGACCAACCGATCAATCAACCAGCGGTCATGCACGCCCGGCACAAACCGCGCGGGAATCACGATCGACTCGATGGGCCGCGTGTCGCCCTTCTGATACTCACGCCCGTCCGTCACCGTCTTGCGACCGAACGGCTTGAAGTTGTCCACCACCACCCACTCGACGCTCGGCCAGTAGTCGAAGTCCACCCACTCGCCGTTCACGCACACCGAACCGTGCCGCACCATCAACCAGTACAGGCCCAGTTGCAGCGAGCGCGTCAGGTACGCCTGGGTGGGCCGGTCGTCGCCGGTTTTCCAGTCGATCACCCGCAGCACGCCACCATCCGACAGGATCGCGTCGAGGTGCGATGCAAACGTGATGGGCTTGGGCAGCCGCTCGTCGTCCAGCGTCCACCGGATCGGGCACTCGACCGCCCACGGCAGCCACGCGCCGTTGGGTGCTAGCACGCGGGCGATGGCCTCAGCCACCAGATTGCCCACCTCGTTCTGGATGCTGACGTGTTCGTTGATGACGCTTTGGCTGAGGGGCCGACCGCTAGCCTCGGCTTCGGCGGCCACCTCCGCGTGCGCCTTGCTGACGGCCTCGCCGATGGCGAAGATGTTGTCTGCGTCCATCAGTTGCGCGTGCTTGATGGCGTTGTGAAACAGCGAGCCCCGGTACAGGGCTGAGGTGGTGTACCCCACCCGCTTGCCGCGATGGGTGAGTTCCACCCGGCGCAGGCACGGGCTGGTGAGGTCCGAACTGTGCCATTCGGTGATGAGGCTCATCCCATCGCCTCCCATGCCTTGAGGGCCACCACGATCAACACGCCGAACAGCGAGCCCAGCAGCAGGCCGCCGATAAACGACAGGCCCAGCTCGGCGGCGTCGAACAGCTCGTCGCCAGTACGGCCTTGGCCACCCATCACGACGTTGTGCTTGCGGTCCATAACCACAGCCACGCGCGCTAACGCGCAGCCATGTCCAAGGAAGGGACTCGTCAAAGGCCGGCGCGCTTGTCACAGCACGCCGACCCGCAGGGGAGGAGACAAAGGCCGACGCGCCCGTGAGGGCACGCCGACCCGAAAGGAGGTCAGTCGCCCAGGTGCGAAGCGGACTCGTACTGGTCCCGCTTGGCGTACATCTCCAGCCACGCCCACGGGTCACGCGGGTACTCCACCTCGCCCCACCACTTCGCGGCGAGAAGCAGCAGCTCCTCGTCCGAGATGATCTCGTAGAACTCCATCGCCGTATCCCAGCGCTGGACTTCGGTGTGGCTGTGGTTCGTCAGGGCCTCCAGCCCCAGCCGGATCAGGTCGATCCGCAGCGACTCGGCACGCGCCAGCGCATGAAGCGTCTGCATGAAACCCAGCAGGTCGCGCTGATCGGGAATGTCGCGCGGGGTCTGCCGGATGTTCTCGCCGTTGATCCACCGCACCCGGTCGGTGCGCTGGTCGCGGTTCTTGTCGAGCGCGGCGGCCAGACGCAGCGTGCCGGGGTCGTTCTCCGGCAGGCCGTTGGCCAGCGCAAAGACGCGGGCGACGTTCAGGGACGCGGGGGACGGGTGTTCGACCTGCATCATGATCGCTTGCTCCCGGCGGCCTTGATCGCCGCCAACTTGGTTTCGCCCGTCTGACTCTTCCAGACCCGGATCATCGCCCCCAGTAAACGGGTGTGGGTGGTTCCCCACTCCGAAGCGAGGGATTTGATCTGGCGGTAGTCATCGGGCCTTACCCCGATCGAGTGGTTCGGCCTGTTCTTCGTTTCCATCACGGCAACAAGGTATCGACCATTCAATCCACACGCAAGCGTATTTCCCTGATTTTTTCCCACACTGTCTCGGACACCCAAGAAAAACAGTGGTTTGCGTTGCATTGTGTGTAGAGCGGCGATACGCTTCGACACTGTGGATAACGTGTGGGGACAGACAGCCCGGTCGTTTCGAGAAGAGCGCGGCCTGACGCTCCGCGATGTTGCTACCCGCATCGGGTGGTCCCACAGCACCCTCGCCAAGAAAGAGACCGGCGAGTCCAGAATCACCGAACAAGACCTGCGCAAGCTCGTCGCCGCCCTCAACGTCAGCATGGAGGAGTTCGCCAACCGCGCCAACCAGTTCGCCGAAGCACGGCCCACGGTCAACGCCGGCACCATCACCCCCGAACTCGAATCCCGCTCGTCCTACGTCACCATCAAGGGCGATTCCATGTCGCCCTACTTCAACCCCGGCGACGTGATCCACGTCCGCCAAGCCCAATGGGGCGAACAGCCCGTGCCCGGCGAGCCCGTCATCGCCTACCTGTACCCCGAATCCGGCCACGAGGGGGAGGCCATGTTCATGTGGCTACCCTTGTCCACCGGCCTCGTCCGGCTGGGCAAGGCCAACGACCACTACCCCGCCATCGAGGTCAGGCCAGAACACATCGGGAGGCTGCTCCGCGTCGTGCGCGTCATCTCCCGCGCGTCCCACAACTAGGAGGCCACCGTGAACGATCAGCCTTCCGTCGCCCGCACCGCGAAGAACGCCGCCCTGTTCGTGTTCGCCATGACCGTGAACCTGCTGTTGCTCGGGCTGGTGGGGTGGTTTTTCTATCCCTTCTTTCAAGCCGCGTTCCGCATGGTCGGGCTTGGTTGACACGGGCCAATTCCACCCCACGGTTTCCGCCGTTAGGGTGCCCTTTGCAACCACTTTTGCAACCACTCCGGGGCTACTTTCCCGCCGCATCCTCTCCGCATTCTCGCGGACCCACTACCCCTAGTGTTCCGCGATTCTGAGGCCGCAGCCGGTGGTAGCACCCGAAACACAGTCGGATTTGCAATCCGGTGCATTCGTCCACTCTGCCACGCGGCCCCAGCATTTTGAAACCAATTTTGAAACCACTCTCAACCGGAAACTGTTTCGGCTGTTAGGGTAGCGCGACCAGCCGCCGCGTCAAACGCCGAGTCCAGCGGGCGGGCGTAGTGCTGCTGAGCCACACGCGGGCTATGCCCCAGCCACGCCGTCACCGTGAGCAGCGGGAACTCAGACAGCCACTCACTCTCCCGCATCGCGCGGAGGGCGTGCAGGGGCTTCCCGTACTCCGGCAGCCCCACGGCCTTCCCAGCGGCCCGCAGACGGGCGTAGATCGTCGATGGGGCTAGCAGACCCACCGGATGCCCCCCAGCCCCAACGGCCTCGTAACGCTCCCTCAGCACGGCGTAGAGGGCGGGCACGATCGGAACCTGCCTGTGCCGCGCCTTGGTTGTCCGACGACCCTCGGGCGTGCGAACCGTCAACCGGCACGCCTGCCAATCAACGTCCCCCCACTCCAGCCGCTCGGCCTCGCCACGCCGCAGCCCAGCCCACCGGCACAGGGCAGCCAGTACCCGCACCTCGGCGGGCGTAATGGCGTCGTAGAACGGCCCCCACTTCGCGCCGATGTGCCGCCAGTCGGGATCGACCACCACCATCGAGCCGGACTCGGCCCGGAACGGGTTGTTCTCGATGTACCCCTGGGCGACGGCTTGGGCGAACATCGCCTTGGCGTTCCTGATGTGCTTCCGCACGGTGTTGAGGGCGATAGGTCGCGGGTTGGTTGTCCCGACGGTTCGCCCCTCCAGCCAGACGCGGAACCCTTCGGCGTCCGCCGGCGTGATGGAGTCCAGCACCCGGCCCTTGCCAAAGTGGTCGGCCAAGAACGTGCCGGTGCGCTGGAGCTCCTCGACCGTCGCGGGCCGTGCCGTGGTCTTGGCGGCGCAGTACCGATCGGACCACGCCGCCAGCGTGACGGGTCCGGCGGTGTCTTCGCCGATGCGGTCCTCCAGCTCGCGCGCGATGCGGCGGGCCTCGGTGCGGGATACCTTGCCCACGCGGCCCAGTGAACGCGAACGCCGCAGGCCGGTTCGGGGGTCGGTCCAGCGCACGCGCCAGTACCCGGCGGCCTCGTAGGGCTCGCTAAGGAGGATTCTCATGCCCCACCTCGCGGGTTGGTTGTGCGGGCCTGGATGGCCTCGTTGACGGCGAGGGCGAGCGCGTCCGAGAGTTTGGGCGGTCGCTCGGCGTCGATGAGCTTGGCGAGGGTCCGCAGTCGCTCGGGCAGGCGATCGGCCTTGCGCGCGGGGACGTACTCAAAGAATGGGCGACCAGTTCGGCGTGGGGTCATGCTGCCTCCTGAATCCCCGCGCGGGCCGGTGGGCCGGGGCGGGTTGGTTGGCTGGGGCGGGGGACTGGGCTACGCTCTTTCCGTTCATGGCGAATCTCCTTCGCTGTGGACCTGCCCCCCGGTGTTACTGCACGCGGGGGGCTCTTTACGCGCCCGACGGGGGCAAACCGGCCCAGCCCGGTTAGGGGGTGGGCGG